CCCTCGCGGGCGCTACTCTCTATGCTGACAGGAAAGGTTCGCTGTGATGCGTACACGCACAACTCGTTATTGGGTCGATGAGGGTCTATGTCTCCGTCGTGGAGTCGTAGACGGATCGTCTCCTGGTACAGGATACGGTCCTACCCCAAAGATCAATAACGCCACGTGTGTTGACGAAGTTCACGCCGGACCTCCTTATCGGTCGGGTGGGCCATTTTCTATGCAACGAACGTTTTATAACTATTCGTTGTCACAGGATATTGATCGTTTTTATAAGATCAACGGCTTCACCGTGCATGACTACAAAGGCAGAGCCTTCGTAGACATTCATACCGACTTTACTCCTCTAGTCCCACCGATCCCTTTGGATCTGTCGGGCTATGGAGTGAAGGGGTGGAATCAGTCACTTCCAGTTAAACCGAATTTAAACCTCGGGGTCTCCCTCATTGAGTTGAAAGACGTTCCTGACATGCTTAAAAGCACTAAGGAATTCCTCTCGCTCTTTAAGGGGAACTATTGGAAGGGGCGTAGTCCCAAGTTTTGGGGTGAACAATTTCTGAATTGGGAATTTGGCTGGAAACCAGTCTATGACGATCTCAAAGGTATTCTCAACCTTGGAGATAGTCTCGACCAGAAACGGTCCTTTCTCATCCAGAATAATCACTCTAAAATTCATAAGCGGAAGACGCTCGTGAACTCCTCATTCGAAACTGTCCTTACGGACAGTAAAGGATTTGGGCTTCAGAGTTTCGTCGGTGGCGATGCTTTCGATGCTTCGAACACTGGCTATTTCCGAGCTACCCGGTTTGATGCGACTACGATCTGGTTTGAAGGCCAGTTTCGTTTTCACATCCCACAGGATCAGCTCTTTGGAGATGGCTGGGATCGATCATTGAAACCAAAGCTACTTGGGCTTTACCCTGACTTGAATATCTTGTACAAGGTAATTCCCTGGACGTGGCTTGTTGATTGGTTCTCTGCTGCTGGCCCAAGCGTGTCAAACGCGACATTAATGTCGGAGTTTGCCCAGGTTGCCGACTACGCTTATATTATGTCGCATCAAAAGCGCATATATAAGACTGTCGGCACTGGGGCAGTGTACTTTGGAGATCGTACCAATGTACCTGTTTCAAGCTTGCCCTATAGCTACCTGACCGCAAGCGCGGAGCTTCATTTAGAAACGAAGCAACGCGTACCTGCAAGTCCTTATGGATTTGGCCTAGATTGGACCGGGTTTAACTCGATTCAACTAGGGATCCTGGCAGCTCTTGGTCTGTCACGCTCCAAGTTTTAACCTAAGCGTGGCCAACAAGAAGGATCTGAGATGGCTTTTGCTGACCCGACCTCGATTGCTATCGGGGCCACCGTAACGCCTTCTGGCGGTACGGCCACATCCGTCGCCGCTGTCGATCGGTCGGCACCCTATCAGGGTGTCTACCAGACTAGCGATGGGCTTACGAAACTGACTATCTCTCATGTGAAAGGTAGTCGGACTCGTAGCACATTCCGTGTGGATTCGTATACTACGTATACGGATCCGTCCACGGGGCTGACGTCACTCGTGTCGCATGCGGCATACCTCGTCCTCAATCGTCCTATCGCTGGGTTTACTAATGCCCAGCTGAAAGCGACGATTTCGGGCGTGTGTGCCTTCATCGGCGTGAGCGCTAACCAGGATAAATTCCTGGGCCTTGAGTCGTAAGACTGTAAAGGCCCTTATCATGGTTATTCGTGTGGCGGTCGCATTTATCTGCGTGTATGCGGTCCTTATTACCCTCGGCTTCTATGCCGAGGCTAATTCGGTCCTTGATATGCTTAAAGAGCACTGGTCCCTCGATTCGCTATGAGGGGTCATTGCGCTTCCCGTCGCCCTTAGGGCGACGGGATTGCATATTCATACGTGCGCAGAGGCTATAATCAGGCAGGACTGTTTCCCTCCAATGGAGAGTAACATGAAAAGCCTGAAAATCCTCAAATCACTTCTGCATGACGCATCGTTGCAAAACGATGTCAGCACAGATCGTGACTGGGTTACTATCCAGTCTCGTTTTGAAAACGAAGGGTTATCGTTTTTGACGATTACCCTCCCTGATTTTTCATCGTGGCTCGAAGAGAGCCTCGAGGAAGGTCAGGCGCTTCCTTGGATCACCAAAAGGTTTCGTAAGATTCCCCATGGAAGATCTGTCTTACCTTGCTTCTTGCAAGGGTTGACGAAGCGAGTTTTCACCGATACCGGAGGTCTGCGTGAAGACGCAGATCCTACTGCCATATTTTATATACGGCAGATCTGTACATTCTTTAAGAAGTCGCGTGGTGATTGCTCGAAAGAGCGTAATCACTCCGCGGTCTCTAAGTTTGTCCAGACCGATATTGGGCTTCCAGCATCTATAGATTTTGACAATATCTGCAAAAGTGTGGCAGCTATTGTCATCTCGTCCTTGAATTTCTCAGATTCTCATGAGCAGTGCTTTCCTAAGCACGGCCCAGGAGCCACTTTTGAAAAGAAGTGGGGAAATGAGAAGTACAAGACGCGGGAGTTCTATAGAAGATGGTCTGGTATATTTGATCCTATTGACCTCTACGGTGTTCAAGCCGCATATCAATTAGATCAATTGATTATCGTCGAAGAGGACCAGGAAAAGCCTTGTAGGCTCTCCCTTGTCCCCAAGACGATGAAGTCCCCTCGATTGATAGCCGTTGAACCGACTGCTATGCAGTATGCACAGCAGTATATCGCCTCACGGCTTATCAAATCTATGGGTAACTCTCTATTAACTCGCCATATCGATTTCACGGATCAGTCTGTGAATCGACGGCTCGCTAAGGAGGGTTCCCTCGATCGTCGGTTGGCAACAATCGATTTATCAGAGGCATCGGATAGAGTTTCGATTGCCCTAGTTAATAGGGTGTTCGAAAGTGATCCTGTTCTGCTCGCTTCACTTTTAGCGGTCAGATCACGGTCAACGCTCTTGCCCAATGGTGACGTTCTTTCTTTAAAGAAAGTCACGACTTCAGGATCAGCTATTACTTTTCCTGTGGAAACGTTAGTCTTCTTTATACTAGCTCTGTCTGAGCTGGTACGGAATGACCCTCGCTCTCGCAAGAATTTGGTAGCATCAGTCCATCGTTTGGCGCACTCTGTTGCTGTCTATGGTGACGACATCGTCGTTCCATCAGGAGTTTGCAGAGCAGTCATTGATTGCCTGGAGTCGAAAGGACTCCTTGCAAATAAGAGGAAGACCTTCTCAAAGGGCTTCTTCCGTGAGAGTTGCGGCGGTGATTACTATCGGGGCTACGACGTAACCCCTAAGTATCTCCGCTGCTCCCCTCTCAATGACGCGCCTAGTCTCGAGGAGATATCCTCATTAGTCTCTACCAGTAATCAGCTATTCTTAGCTGGTTGCTGGCACGCTTCTGAGGCTATCCGGTTGTGGATTGGTTTACACCAACCCATACCCGTCGTTTTACCAACGAGCCCCGGCGTAGGATGGTATGACTTCCGTCCTGTGTACGAGTTCACGAGGTTTACTAAAAACTTTGTGCACTCTGTACGTACGATTGTTGTCAAGACGAAGCCCCTTCCAAACTTAATTGATGGTTGGGACGCTCTTCTTAAGCACCTTATATCTAAAGGTCCTTCTGAAGATAAGTCAAATATCACCCACTCTACACCCCGATTTCGGAGTGTGGCTAGGTATAAATGGACCACCCCTTATTAGAGGGGTAGCGCGGCTTTCGCCGCTGGAGGGCAACTGAG